CCCAAGGGAGGTGGTGCCACTGGTGGCGCTGGAACTGTCAGTGCTGGTTTTTCGCAAACCCAACTTAAAAAATTAGGAGAAGATATTAAGCCGCTATACAAAGCAGCAGCGGAAGCCGGATTGCTGCAATTTAATAAAACAATTGCAAATAATCGAGCAAATATTGCGAAGGAATTGTCAGGCGTAGGCAAAGATTCTATTTCGGGACTTTTAAATGGCTTGAAAAGTGGAGACAAGCAAGTTCAGGATGCTGCTAAGTCTTTAGGAAAAGGCTTAATTGCCAGCATGAAAAATGTGCTTGGTATTGCATCTCCATCGAAAGAGGGAGATGCGCTTGGTCGCTCTACTGCAGAAGGTTTTGACAATGGCTTCACCAAAAGATTTAAAGAATTCAAGGGTGACGCCATTGCAGAGATCAGGCAATTTATTGCTCAATTAAGGGCTGAACTGGCAAAAGTCGCGCCGATGGGTGGCAGGGGTGGCGTTAGTTCTGGAGCTGCATGGCGTCAATATTTGCAAGACCAAGCTGCACGTCCGCGTCCACAGGGAAGTCGCGCATACACGGCGCCCATTGGTCCGCTGCCCATGGGCTCTAGGGAGCCGTGGGCTGCTGAGGGTGGTGGTTATACGCCAAGACTGACTTCTAGCGTTTACCAGAGGCCCGCTCAACTGCCAAGTGAAGGGATGCTGGCGCCATTCCGCGCCAATCCTTCATACGCCGATCCAAATTCTTTCCTTGCTTTTTCACGGCGAGCATCACAAATTCAAGGAAGAATCGGAGGCGGTGGCATCGTCCCTGGGGGAGGTTTCCCTTCTGAGGGCATGATGTATCCGTCTAGTCAATTGCCTCCTGGCTATCACGCACTTGGAACTTTACCAGAAAAATTAAAGCAAGCTAGTGAATTTTTAAATAAGCGCCAATTGCCATTGACAGAAGGCATTAAAAATCTTGTCTCAGAATTTGGGAATGCCACAACACAAGTGTTGCTTTTTGGAACTGCTTACAAGGCTTTAGCATTTCTCACATCGCTTCCAGGTCAAGCCTTTAATGCTGCAAAAGGATTAGAAACTTTTGAAAATCAACTAGAGGCTGTTACGCAATCAACTGGCCAGTTTGGTCCTTCTGTTCAATTTATTAACAATTCCGTTAAAGAGCTAAATATTCCATTAAACAGCGCACGAGAAGGTTTTATAAGATTATTTGCTTCGTTACAACCATCAGGTTTTGACCCCAAAACAATTCAAAATCTTTTTAGCGGAATCACTAAAGCTTCCGCCACGTTTGGTTTAAGTGCAGATCAAGTGGATCGAGTGTTTTATGCATTCGGTCAGATGGCCAGCAAAGGCCAAGTGATGTCAGAAGAATTAAAGGGCCAGTTGGGCGATGTTCTTCCTGGAAGTGTTGCCTTGTTTGCTGAAGCCGCTCAAATGAGCATGACGGATTTTACCAAGGCTCTAGAGGACGGCATGTTTAAAGGCGACGCAATGCGCGTATTGCTAGAGAACGTGGCCGTTTTAATGGGCACAAAATTTAGCGATGCAGCGTCTAAAGCTTCAAAGACTTTGCAGGGCCAAATGAATGCCATGCAGAATTCAATGCAATTAATGTATGAATCTTTGCAGCCAGTTGTTAATTCGTTAGCCGCTACTTTTGGTCCCATTATTCAAAAAACAATTAAAGATGCTACAGATGTAATTACTGCGTTCAATTTAAATTTAAAAGTTGGCGGGGATTCCTTTGAGCTGATGTCTGATGGGGCACAAAATGCTTATCAAGCATTAAGTCAGCTCATCCCCTCTATTCAGGCCACCTTTCAAAATATTGGCAGGTTTACTGAGGCATTAAAGCCGCTTGGTTCCATGCTTGGGATTGTAATTAAAGCTGGCTTAGATTTTCTTTCTATTCCCTTTGTGGCAAGACTTGCCGCTTACAGCGTCATTATTGGCACCTTAACAACGGCATTCCAGTTTTTAGTAAATACTGGCATTGTTCAAGCTATTGCGGCGATGATTCGATTTATTGCCACGTTAAGCATTGCACAAGTTCAGTCAATGATAGCTGGCTTGCAACGTGTTATTGCGGTTTTAATCACCATGGTTAAAACATTGGATTTAGCAAGACTTGGCGTCATGGCGCTAAAAGTAAGTCTTGTAACATTGGGCGTTGGCGCGGTAATTTTAGGGTTAGATTTAGTGGCTCAAAAATTACTAGGGATTGGAGATAGTGCAAATAAAGCTCGCCAAAGCGCTGCTGCATTAACAGATGAATTAAATCGTGCAGTTGAGGCTGGAGATACTGCAGTGGCATCCGCTAAATATGTAGAAGCGGAAACAGAGGTGCAGTCTTTTGAGAAATCAAAAAGGGTTTTGGAAAGACTGCGGTCCGCACAAGGTGTTGGCGCGCCCGCCACCAAGGAAGAATTTCAATCATTGCAAAGATCTGGACTTGCTAGTGGAATTACGTTTAACAAGGGGACGATGACGGCTATTAATATGGGGCAAGTTGAAGCAAATATTCAAGCCGCACAACAGGGTTATGTTAATGCTTTAAACAAAGCTGGCGATGCGGGAGAGGCCTTGGCTGATGCGACTCAGGTGGCTTTGAATCGGCAAAGGCAAATAGAGGCCAGCAGGGCAAATCTTAAAGCTATTCCCCCAGGAGGGGGAGACGGGGACGGTGCTGGACAAAGGAAAAAAATAGTCAGCGAATTGGGTAAGTTGTATCAAAAAGAATTAGAGAGGAAAAAAGAATATATAGACGGAGACGCAAGCCTGTCCGACAGAAGTAAAGAGCTTCAAAAAGCATATCTTGACTGGCAATATGGACACGCTATTGCAACAGCGGAGCACGAAGACAAAAAAAGTGCTGAAAACACCAAAAATATTGCAAATTTAGCGGAATATATTCAACAACAAAAAAAGATTTACGAAGAAGAAAAAGCCATTTTAAATCAAAGATATGAAAATATTGTCACCAAGCCTTTGCGTGACATGTTAGACGAAGAACGGAAAGCTCAAATTGAACTTGCAGGCAGTATTCAATCATTAAACGCAGGAAGAAACGAGCAAACTCAAGTTGAAAAAAGAAGCACCCAAGTAAAACAAGCCTTACTGGGCTTAACAGATGAGCAGAAAAAATCATTAAAACCTTTAATTGATTTAGTTCTTCAAGAAGCTGCTGCTACCGATAAATTAACCGATGAACAAAAACGTGCCAATGAAGAGCGCAAAAAAAGGAATGATTTAGACGCAAAAATTAAAGACACAACAAAGCAGTTAAGAGAAGAAATAGCATTGCTTCGCGCACGCAATGAAGAAGAACGTAAGCGCCTGAAAATCGATCAAGAATATGAAGGCGCGACTCCCGCAGAGAAAAAAGAAATTTTTGATCTTAAAAAAGTTCGCGACAATATTAAACAAGTGAGAGAGCTAATTGATAATTTTGTTGATTCCACTTCATCGGACTACAAGGGCTTCTTAAAAGCAGTGATTAGCGGCGAAGATGCTGTTGATGCATTAGAACAATTCCAACAGGGGCTTAAAGATAGAGTTTTGACTATTTTCTTGGATTTTACAATGAAACCAGTAGAAGATTTCTTTAAAGATGTTGTTGGCGGCAAATTGATTGAAAAATTATTCCCCAAAGGTAAAGCAGAGAAAGAGCAAAAAGCCATTAAATCTCCAATGGATGCAAACACAGTGGCAACAGAAAAAAATACTACTGCTATTGAGAATTTAACCAATGCCATCGGAGGGGGTGCTGGCGCGGCTGCTCAGGCTTTGCCAGCCGGGCTCAGTACCGCGGTAGGCTTTGGCGCGGGTTCTATTAATAATATTGGGTCAATGTATACAGGAGCTGGATCTACAAATTTCCTTGCCAATGCTGGAATTAACATGAGTGGAATGGACATGTCTCAAGGTTTTGGCCAAACAGTTAATGGATTTAGCTCTGCCTTTGAGCAGCTTAATGCAAATGGTGAAACTTTTGCAAACGGTCTTTTACAAACTGCAGAAAAAACTAATGAGGCAGCAACAGGCGTAGGAACTGCAGGCCTTGGTTTTGTTGAAAAATTAGGTGGCGTAGTGCAAGGCATTGGCATGCTGGCTGGCGCGGCCATGGGCATTGTGGCTGGTATTAAACAAATTGAAAAAGGAGACACGGCAAGCGTGATTGGTGGTATTGGTTCTATTCTCATGGGTGCAAGTGGCGCAATTATGGGATTTGGAAGGCTGTTTGGAGCAAATGGAGGAGTGGCTACAGGGGGCTGGAAACCACTTCCCGTTCATCCATTTGCCAACGGAGGCTTGGTTCAGGGGCCCACGTTGGGGCTAATTGGCGAAGGAAAATACAACGAAGCCATTGTTCCCCTTCCCGATGGTCGTTCTATTCCCGTGCAAATGCAAGGCGATAGCGTAAGAGACAAAATGAGCAATAGCAGCAATGGTGGTGGTGCCGCATCGCCAGTGTTATCAATGAATTTTGAAACCACTACCATTAACAACGTGGAATATGTGAGTAGGGAACAACTAGAGAGGGCTATGATGGAGACTAGAAAGCTTGCCACAAAAGATGGTGCGCGGCAAGGGGCTAGTTTAGCCATTGATAAAATTCAACAAAGTCCTAACACTCGTCGGAGAATTGGCATTTAATTATTATGGCTAATTTTCCATCGTTAAAACCCACTCGTCGTAATTTTACGCTGGGTGAATATCCCACTAAAATTTATCGTTCTTTATCTGGTAAAACCATTCGCAGAAGTTTTGGCAATCGTCCGTATGGGGCCACGTTAGAACTAGTGTTTGAAAACGTGAGCGAAGACGCATTGGCCGCCATTTATAGTCATTATCACGGGCAGCTAGGTAATTCCACAGGCTTTGCATTGTCCGATGAGGCATTGGCAGGATTAACTGCTGGCACAAATACAACTAGGCAGTTAAAAGCTGGAGCACCATTTATCGTGCTACAACAACTTGGCATTGGAAGTGGAAGTTCTTCTGAAATGCTTTGGTTTTATGATGAAGCCCCTCAAGTGGAAAGCACCTATAGAAATTTAAGCACAATTAGCGTCAAACTTAGCTCTGAATTTACACCATGACCACGCTAAGAATTGTTCAATATTTTGATCTTCTAGCAATGACAGATACGGCTGCTACGGCAGCCAATTTGGCAGGCATGAACCAAGCTGATACCATCACTCTTGGCAGCGATCCCAACACTGTTTACCATCGCTACCAAAATTTCTTTGTCAACGAAACCAAAATTTACGACGGGCAATTATATTCTTTTGCTCCATTTCGCACAGAAGGCACAATTAGCAATTTAGGCGGCGACAATACACTATTGCAAGTGTTATTTCCCAATGTAGAAGTGGCACTGCGTTTGGTTGAACAGGGCAATGGTAATAGGCTTAGCCGATTAGTTTTAACCACGCAATGGCTTAATGCAAATTTTGCTCCAGTAAAAACTTATGAAGAAAGATATATTGGTATTGGCGCCGCATTTTCTGATACTACCATTGAACTTAGATTTAGAAGCGCAATGGATAGCGTGGGAACACAATTTCCAGCACGTACATTAACGCGCAGTCTTGTAGGATTGTTGCCGTTAAGCGCAAGCGTTTCATTGCGATGATTGATTACAGCGATCTGATTGGGCTAAAGCATCAATATGCTGCACGCCCAAGTGATGGTGAAGGCTTCACTGATTGCTGGCTTCTTTGCATGGAAGTTAGAAAACGGCTGGGCCTTAAGCATTTAGAGGCTTCCTATCCATGGGTGTATCAAGATTATGAAGAGGAAGAGCTAACCATTTGGAAAATTTTACGTTGGTTATTAAGTTTTGGCGAAAAAATTACTGAACCACGCCCTGGCGCGGTATTTTACCTGCCAGGCGGCAATTCATTGCTTGCCATGGCTGTTGTATTGGACGATGGCAATTGTTTATTTCTCGGGCCAAGTAAGATGGTAGTAGCAGCGCCTGTCTCAAGGGTGCGGCCAAAGTATTATTTTTGGGCAGATTAATGAGCGACAAGCGCGACAAACTGCTTCCTTACGAATACCAATTAATTGATGCTCTTGGCATTACGAAGGAGGAGTATTTAGATTTTGTCGCGCAGCAACAATTATATGCAGACGCAAAAGAAGGCACTATTTTAGATACCAGAAATCTTCCTATTGTCGCAGCGGTCCTGATGATTGTCGGGGTCATTATCCAGGTGGTGGCGGCACTTATTGCGCCTCCACCTGCTCAAGCCCCTCGAATTCGTGCTGCCACTCCCACGGCTGGAGGGGGTGTTCCAGCCACCCGTGATGAATTATTTGCCCCTCGTTTTGGCTTTGATACGCAACAACAACTGGCAGCTTATGGTGATCCAGTTAATCTTGTTTATGCCAACACTGATGCCAACCCTGAAGGTGGCGTGCGAGTGGCCACAGCTTTAATTTGGTCAGCAGTATTGAGCTATGGCAACAGTCAATTAGTACGTTTAATGTTTGCACTTTGCGCTGGTGGACTGGGGCGCATTGATGAGCAAAAAAGTGCTTTTGGGCAAACCGCCCTTAGGGATTTAGTGGCGCAAAATTATTGGATTTATTTTGCTCAAAATTACACTGGATTTCTTCGTAATAGTGATGTAAGGCCAGCTTTAAACGGACTAACCGTTTCGGACCCAACGACAATTGGCCCAGGCTCTGCCAATCCTTATTTAGTTCGCAATGAAACCAATTCCACTGCTGATGGTTTTAGTCATTGCTATTCACCAACCACTGCCAATACATTTGGCATTTATGGGGCGGTGCCAATTAATGTTTTAATTTTCATTAGAAATGCCGTTGGTGATTTTGAAAGCGCCATCAATGGTGTGCAAATGTCAGTGGCAGGGCAAGATGGTTATACAGCTCGTCAAATTATTCCCATCAATACAAACGTGACCATTGGGATATTACAGGCATCTAGTGCAGATGAAGGACTTGCCCCTGAGGAGGCGAAAGATTCACGGCGTGTACTTGCCTCTGTTTTTGACAATTCTGGCTTGTTTAAATTTGGTTCAACAAAATTAAAAGTAATTTCAGCAAATCGTGGAGATATTGTTGATGGTCTAATGGTGGTCAATTTAAAAGCAGTTGAACAGGGCAAGGCGCATTCTGTTGCTTATGGCACTGATCGTTTTGAGGGGGTGAATGCTCAAGATGCTACAGCCGACACTCCATTGGGAGAAAAAAGACGCCAGTGGGAAGTCGTAAGGACAACAACCAATGATTTACTAAATCAAGATGCTCGTCCAGAAATTAACAGCGCTCAAGCATTGCTAAATGATGGTCGAATTTATAGTTATGAAATTGTTGGATATAGTCAACATAGGAGTGGTATTAAATATAGATGGGTAAATCGAGGACGTAACAGCTATGTTGAACAATATAGGGATCATTGGACTACTCCCAATTATGGTTATGTTTATCAGCGCAATATAACCGAAAACGAGAAAAATGCCTTACGTTCTTATATTAGCCTTAATCCAATTGCAGGGGATGATGTTTTATCTAGTTATAGAGAAGATATATTTTATACCAAAGCCATTGTTCGCATAGAAGAAGCATCTTATCAAACTGTTTCTCCTTGTAATATTGTTGATTTCTCTTTGAAGGCTCGCATTTTTAAACGTGTTAGCGGAAGGCAGGAAGAATACGGAAGTGGACGCCGTAGTTCGGGCTATAAAAGCGCTGACAATGGATTGAAATATAGAACAGCAATGTTCGTTTTAAAAGTGAAACGTGCTCAAGATAATGACTATACACATGTGCCTTGCGTTTTTATAGTTCGCAGAAGCGCAGACATTGAAAATTTTATTTATCTACGCTTCAATAGTAAAACTTCGGGGGCAAACAATGCCCAACATTGGCAATTTAAATTTGAACCAATTTATGATATTGCGGCTGAAGTGGCGACAAAGCCAAATCTTCTTAATTCGTCTGGAGAAACTATTTATTGCGTGCTAGAAAACTCTGGCAATCA